CTTCATTTAGAATAAAACGTGGACTAGCGATTTGCTTAAGTACAGAATTTTCTGGTTTATTTAAAAATTCAGAAATATACTTATAAGCATTACTTCTAACATGGTTATGAACAGAGAATGGAGGAAAATAATTATACCCTGAAAAGACGCAATACTCTTGATTATACTTAATTTTAAAGTTATTTACATGCATATCTGGAAATCCAGCACATGCCTCAAAATTTGATTTAAACAATATATTTTGCATAGCTATCATTTAAAAAGTTATAATTTCAGTCATAGTAAAAATATCATTTTCAATGCAAAATGGTACATCTCTAATAGGTTCTTCTGTAGCTAAATTAGCACAAAAATTAGTATATGCAGCAATCATTTTACTTGCAATCATAAAACTATTATGTGTAGTGCCTTTAAAACCACAAGGTAAAACAGCAGCTTCTGAATCAGGAAATAAAGTTTCTTTATACCTATCTACTTTATCTCTTGTAACTACATAAATATAAAATTGCTCAGCAGTTAATCTACCATCAATTAAGATAGGTTCAATTCCTTCAGAAGCATACATATCCATATCTCTTACAAATAAGTCAAACATAGTCTGTCTAGCTGCCATATTATCAAAACAACTAAACATAATTTCAGTAGTTGCAGTTTCAGAAGTTACTAGAGTATTACTAGCAATTATTTTATCATAATTACTAAATATATTTGCATTAGCTGTAACAGCATATACTTTATTACTACCTATTTGCACATAACTAAATAGTTGATTAGATAAATTTAGATTATCTACTACATCATTGTCATAAACAATAATTGACGCTGGCTCTATCCTAGATAGAAGTAAGGTTACCACAGAACCTATGCCACCAGCCCCACCAACAGTAATGTTGTGGGACTGGGCTTTAGGTAACCACACAGCTTCTTTAAATCGCTCTGTCATTAATTATTTGATTTATTAAAAGAATTATTCCAAGAAGTAGTGTCTGCATCTTCAGTTATATCAGTAAAGTAATCAGCTAAGACTGTATAAATAAATTCAGCAACTTTGCTATTATTTGCATATGCAACTTCTAGGCAATGCTCCATTACATCAGTAAGAAAATCAGCTACAGTATTGTTATTAAGTAATTGTCCTCTTTTAATACAGAAAACTTCTTTATAACATTCTTCAACCTTATCTTCCATATGTAAAGCATAAGCATCTTGGTCCATTCCAACAAACTTAGGGTCAAGTTGCATTAGAGCTTGTTCAAAATTATCAGTGCTTGTATATTCAGGGTCTAAAAACATCAACTTACATAAGAACAATTCCATTTCTTTTATAGTAAATGTTATGTTGTTATTAGCTACAAAAGGCTTATCATCAAATAACTTAGGTGCTGGAGATTGGTTGTAATATGGGCTTTTATTGTAGTTATCAATATCATAATCATATCCCTTGTTATAACCACCAAAATTGTTATATACTTTTATGCTTTCTTTAATAGCTTTTTCAGTCATATCTACAAAGAAACTGTTCATTTCTTTTACAATATCAAGGTCTAGTGCTACTACATCATAAGAACATAACTCTTCTTCTAAGTTACTAGTTAAAGCTATCCAGTTGCCATCACTATCTTTATACTCTTTAGCATATCTTTTTGTTTTGTTGTTAATAGGATAAGCAACTTTGGCTACCATTTCACCTTTGTTATTAACAATTAAAGAAATGCAAAAGTTAGAAAGTTTAGCATATTCATTTAAAGTAGAACTATCTGTTCCACTAAAAAATACTCCCATATTAACGTGAGAGTGAATAATACCCATTTTACAATCTTCTAGTTCTGGATTATTATCATAAGCATCAATGATTCTTTCATCAATTTCAAACTCAGTATAAGTAGGTTCACCTTTATGCATAGGCAAAATGTCTATAGCTCTAATGCTAAAGGTTTCAGGATTAATAGGATGACCTTCTGTTTTACAAAATACAAGACCAGACCACTCTACTGTATTAATTTTATGACATAAGTACCAAATTTTCGATATTATCTCTGGAGAGATAAACATTTTTGGCCTGTATGGTTGAATGGTAGTCTGAGAGTAAGTTTTGTAAAGTTGATTCTGCGAAGGATAAGAGTTCTTCACTGCAGAATTCTGTTGAGTATTCTGCTGTAGTTTCAGTTGCTGTTGCTTCATAATTTATAAGATTATTTCTAAATGTTTTGTAAGGGGTATTATCTAAAGAATTTTTAATACCTACTAGAGTAGCTGCATTATCATATTGTTCAGTAGAAATTGAGTGTAATGATCCTTCATCATCAAGATATCCAAAGTGTGTTGAATAAGGAGCTAATGCCCTAGCAAGTTCAATTTTGTTTAAAATAGAAGCTTGTATTCTACTCCCTGTAGTATTATCGTAGCTTAATACAGGTTTAAATATAGTAGAGTCTTCTTTTAAAGCATTACAAAACTTATTAAAATCATTTGTTATACTCACAGAATCTATTGAGCTTCTATTAAGCAATTGCAGATTTCTATTATTAGCTGAACCTAAATGTATATATGGTGTGCCTTCAATAGATTCCCATTCTACAAAATTATTTATTTGATACAGCAATAAGTCAAATCTATCTGCATTAAACTCTTCCATAAACTCACATTTAAGTGCAGTTAAATCAGTAGAACCTGTACAAAAAGCGCTTTCGGTAAATAAGCCCTCTATACCTCTACTACTTAAATGAGAGTGTCTATATCCATTTTTTACATCATTAAAAGACATTTTGGCTCTAAAGCCCTTAAATTCGGTTAACTGTTTATTTACACTAAATGTTAACACACAATAAAGTTCTTCTATTTCTCTGCTTTTATTACTAGAATTAGTTATAGTAATGTGTGGATACCTAATAATTACATCTAAGTAATTAGTATCTACCTGAAAATCATAATTTTCACCATGAACTTCATCTAATATAGGTTTCAGTTCTGTTAAAGCAAAGTCCTTAAATTTAGTTGCTTGTTGACTTTTTTGAAAATCAGTATATAAAGCACCTAAGTTACTAAAATCAATTGCTTCATGGGATAAAATAATATATACAGAAGATTCTCTAATGCCATAGTATATTTCATCAGAATTAGTATTTAATAGACCATGTATAGAATTATCTCTAGGATTTACAATTATATTAAAAGTTTCAGTTGCTGTGTATAATTCCTCAGTATCTACAAGATAAAAATGATTATACATGTTGATACCACAAGAAACATAGTTTTCGCCAATAAAATCAGTAGCAGGCCTGATTATTACATTTGGATAGTTATTAAGTATTAGTTCTCTAAATGAAGATACACTACTAGGGGTTGTTAATATTTTTTCTAATTCTGTCATGTTGTGATTATTAAGAAAAAAAAATAAGAAAGGGTGAGGTAATAAATACCCCACCCTATTCTTACATCATAGCAAAGATGCTAATTAGGAAATGATGCCTCCAGCACGCAAAGCATCAAGGTCATCTTGCTCTTCTTCAGAAATAGCAGAAGAAGCGCCAGTAGTAAAATTACCAGCTAATACATCTTCAAAAAGGTTTTGCAGTTTAGTACGCAACTCTCTGATTTGAGCATCAGTGTAACGAGTACCATTATCATTACTACCAGAAGCAATTTTCTTCATGCTCAAGATAATAGTAAAATTACCTTGAGGAAGTTGAGCTTCTGGAGATTCTAAAGATACTCTAGTTTCACGAACAATAGCTTTCATATTTCCAATGTCAGAAATATGAGAAGATAAATCACTTTGAAGTTCATTCCAAGTAGTTGCAGCAGATTCTACACTTTTAGCACGATCTGATTGAGAAGAAATAACACGAATTGTACGCATAATTAAAAAATTAAAGGGTTAAAAAATTAGGGATTTAATTAAAGATTTGGATACTTCCTTTCCATGGTTTTTTACTAGGTCAGAAAAGTCTTTTGATTCATATTTATCGGGTATTTCTATTTGATTTAACTGGAATATAGATGCTATTTCACTACCATATTTTCTACCCCAGTTAACTTCTTTATTGAAGTCATTATCATATAGTAAATACACTTTATCAAACCTTTTCTTCAACTGATTAACAATATGAGGCTTAGGGTCAGTTGTTTCAGCTTGAAGAGATACAGCAGGTATGTTTACCTGTTCTGTAATTGACATAACATCTTTTAAAGATTTAGTGATTATGAGCTTTTCACCTCTTTTTGGCAGTTGTGTCCAACCTTGCCAAACAGATTTATCAACATTTGATATAAATCTTGATTGTGTGTTATGTGGTTGATATATCTTATATGTATAGATTTCATCTTTGCTCTCTAGATAAGCATATGCAGGGTTTTTTGAGTTATCTACAAATATTATTAAATCATTTAAGAAAATGTATTTACAACTAAATACATTATACTTATTTAATGTAGATTTACTTACTCCAAATTGCCCCCAGAAATGTAAATCTCTTGGGGTAAACTCTTGCATTTTTATGCCTATATGTACTCTAGATTTGTCTTTGTAGTCAATGTTTTTGGGAATTTTAATTTTCTTTTTTCTGCCCACTATTCCATTTTCAATAAGCCCAAAGTCATTAGCTACTTTCTGCAAAGAACCATAGTAATCTAGTCCAAATAACCTAGAAACAAATACAAAACAATCTCCTTTTTCTTTTGTAGCAAAATCTCTAAAAAGAAGTTTATCCAAGGTGGATGCATAAAACACACTAAATGATGGTACATCATCATCTCTTAAGGGACTAGATGTAGCAGTATTTAACTGCAATTTAGGTATGTAAAATGCAAAGATTTGATACTCTGAAACTTTATTTAATATTAGTTCAGAGGATAGTGTGTTATAGTCTAAAGAATTAAGATTAATCATAATATAATAAGGGGGATTTTTAGTCCCCCATTATTACAAAGTTACAATCTAATTTTTAGATAATATCACTAGAAGCAGTAAAACTGCCAGCATTCATAGCTGGAGCATCTTCTTCTATTCTAGTCATCTGGTCAATATTATTGGCTTTCAGACGAGTATCAGACAGCAGCACACTTTCTGCTTCAATAAAAGGCACATAACTTCTTAATTGTAGATACTTCTTAGGATACAAAGTAGTACCATAAGTACAGTATACTCTTACCATTACTGAAGAAATCTTAGGTTGAATTAGCTGTAAACAGCCATCAAGTAATTCCTTTGGTGATGTAAAAGCAGGAAACTGATAAGTATCACCCAAGAAGCAATGTACTAAGTGTTTAAGAGCTTTACCTTGTTTTTCTAAGTCTTTAGAAAATGTATCTCTTGTAGAATCTAGATACCAAAAGGCCAAGTTAAGCTCAGCACCATTAGAATCTTTAAAGAACAGCTTATAGTCAGGAGCATTACCGCTTTCTGTTTTAGGCTCAATTCTATCAAGTTTAACATTTCTTACTACACCAGCTTGGCCACCATTAAAGATTTGAACATTACTGCCTCCATCGTAGGAGTTGTCATTTAGATTAATCATACTATTTATTTGTTTTTAGGGTTAATACTTAGATATTTGTAAAAATATGTTGAGGAATACCAGCATGTTGCAAAGTGCCTAAATCTAGACATTCTTCTTCTGGTGCATCAGATGTATCTGAAAAAATACAAGAATCTTGGTCTTGGACAACCATTTCAGGGTCTACAAATTCAAAAGAAGGGCTGCTTCTTTTGATATTTCTAGCTTGAACTTTTCTCTCTCTAAGTAAAGTTACCACATCATCACCACTACAGTTAATTCCATATATGGAGTTAATTTTAACTGCGATTTCATCAGCTGACATACAGTCCAGCACATACCAGATTTTCAAATCTCTAGTACTAATAGGTATTTGTTTCATAATTATTAGATATAATATTCATTAATTTTTGTGGACACAAAAGATAAGTCATTAGGAATTAAAAGCTCATCAAACATTCCTCTTGGACTTTTTGCAGTAGTCACACCATCAGTTTGAGTTACAAAATAATAGTGTGGCTTCTGGTCTTCTTCAATCTTAACTTCAGTAAAGAAAACTATGGTAAACAAACCTTCCAAAGTGATTTTATCATCTAAGAGTTTACCTATAGTTTTAATTTTCCGTTTAGGATTAAAGTTTTCACTGATACTTTCCTCATGATATATTGCAAAAATGATTAAGTCATCCCTAAGCTGACGACTTACATTTAATACATCAAAAGTGTTTTTACCAATGTCTGTAAATTTCTCAAAGCCTTTCTCTTTAGCCTTAGCCATAAATTCAAAAGACATTAAGTACTGAAGGTCATCAATGATGATATGTTTAATCTCTGGTCTATTATCACTAATATACTTCAGAGCTTGAACTATAGTTGCTGCTACATCTGTTGAGATATAGTTAGCACCTTCAGACAATTTGCCTTGAACATAATTTGCTTTCCATCCTTTAAATGGCAAAGGTTTGTTAGAAACATTGATAATTGCAGTTTCTTTGGGGTTTAGGGTTTCAATCGAAGTGGACTTACCTGTCCCACTTTGACCTACAATGCCTACTAATGTACTCATATAGTTGTTGAATTTAGTTACGATAATTTTTTTTTAATCTCCAGATAAGTGACTTAATATATTCAATAGATACATTAAACCTTTCTACAATACTTTTATGTGTTATAGTAGGTCCTCCTCTATCTATAAAGTCAACAATATCTTGTTCTAGGGTGTTACGCTTTAACTTTTCCATTGTATTTTTTATAAATTTCTTCCAAGAGAGGGTCTCCTGGTTTAGGTAGTTCTTCAAAGAAATTTGTAGCACCATTAAATTCCAAACCTACAACTCCATTAGGACTACCACTGCGGTATTTTAACACATGTAAAGATCGGAAATTATCCTGTAATAAAGAAATTTTATAGTTCCTAAATACATCTAATTCATACCTTGCAGGGCTAAAAATTCCTAGTGCAATATCAGCATCTCTACCAGTTAGTTTAGTCTCACCTAAACCATATAAACTAGGAATTAATTTAGATTCTAAAGTTTGACCTTTGTATGTATCTAATTCTTCCATAGCAGCAGCTTGTTGCTGAATAAGCACAGGAATAAATCCAAAGTTATTTCTTAACTGCACCATATTATTACTATGTTTTTCTATGGTACCTTTAATATTTAAGCCTTGTTCAGTATTAAGTAAAGCAGCATGGTCTACAATAATAATAACATATTCTTTTGGATTGTTAGGAGTGTAATAGTCAAAGATTTCTTGTTGTTCTTCTCTTATTTCTCCAGATACCTCATCTCTAATCTTTTTAGTTATTATTTTTTTATGTATAGTACCATGAGATTTAGCATAGTCAACCATCTGTTTAAAAATACCATAAGGATTCATTGTACTATCATAGATATATACAAAGTCTTCTAGTTTTTCAAAATAATCTTTAGTCGAAGATATAATACTATACTCCTCTTCTGATATCCTATGCTTATTCATAGATAGGATTTTATTGAATGGAATTACTATGTTATAATCATAATATATTTTCCTTGCAATACCTTGAATGATTTTAGATTCTTTGTCTACCTCTAGTGAGTAGTAAAAGATTTTAAGCTTAATATCTGTTTCAGTATTAAGCACAAAATCAATAGGTCTATACATAAAAAAAGCATCAGTAAATTGAGTTTTACCTATACCAGAATTTGCCGTAATAAGATAATACTTTTGCTGCATAATGCCTGGCACTACATTCTCAAATCTAGGTAAACCCCAAGGGATACAGTTATGCTCATTATGCATATTGTCCCTAATTCTACTTAATGCTCTATCAAATATCATGTATAAAAGAATTTTGAGGTTCATTGGTATCTAGCTCATCACAATAAGCTTCAAGCTTAGATACCCTACCATCTCTGGTATTACCTTGGTTTTTGGAGATAAAATAATCTGCTTGCATAAGATATTTCCATCTTTGATTAGATTCTACTTGAATGTATTTTTCAGTTGCTCTGATTACTTTATCCATAGATAAATCAGGTCTTCTCAAAAATAGTTCTTTCATCTTAACAATACAGGCATTTTTATCACCCATAGCACCAGGTTTCTTACCTTTAAACAGATTTCTGTAGTTATCAATCCATTCTTCAATAGGATGTATAATCTTACTTTCTGTTTTAGGCAAAAGGATTAATTCTTTGGTTTCCCAGTTTAGGACTTTAATAAAGCCCTCATCTTGCATTTTGTTTAATAGTTCTATAACTTCTAGTATTTCCATATAATGATTGAGTTTACTCTTGTATAAGGCATTCCATCAGTATCAAACTTCTCTGTTACCCATATAATCTTTAAACACTTTCCATCATCTACTAATGAAACACTATGCATTGCTATAGCTATATAGCCTACAATTAGCAAAACAATTACTAAAATTGTTATCATAAAATTCCCATATTTTTATACTTTAATCTTGCATCCTCTTCTTCCATTTGAAGTATAAAAGTAGGTATAACACACATTATTTGGTCTATTTTAGTGCATTTAGGCTTTGCTAGGTAATTAATCTTATCTACATAAGATTGTGGATTTTGTTTTTCTTCTAGTGTCATATCTACCTCTACTATCTTAGAAAAGAAAAGTACTTCTCTGTCTGTCAGCATACTTATACTGACTTGTTTAATTTGTTCCATTATAAATTTTTATAGTGTATGTATTCTAATTTAGATTTAGGAACATTCTTTAAAGCACTTTTTACCCAGTCTTCATCTACGGTATTAACAGCACATATTACATGAATTACTGCAATCTTTTCTGGATTATTATACTCCAGTCTAAGCAATCTACCCATTCTTTGTTGTGCTGTTTCCTCTGAGCTTTGAAATTGATGAACTACAGCTCTATGTAGAGGCTTAATATTCAAGCCTACATTTGCCATATTGACTACTGCTAGTTTATCAATTTCTCCATTAGAGAACCTATCTAGGTTTTTCTTATCAGCTTTTGAATGATATTGGTGTTCACATAGTTGATTAGCACTATCTGTTAATGTAGTAAAGACAAGCAATCTGTCTTCAGGATAATTGTTGATTATTCTAGAAGCAGCATTTAATTTACTTTTACAAGAATAAATAAGCTTGGCTCTTTTAGAAGCAAATTGCATTTTAATTAATGCATATTTTTTTTTATCAGAGCCTATAGCATTCCATTCTGCAAATTTAATTTGATTAAACTGCTTTGTTAAATAATCATATTGTGCCTTTTCTGTAGTTAAAAAGGGCTTTAGTTTAGTTCCTCCTTCAATATACTTGTATGTATCATCAAGAGAAACCTCTACAACTTTAACCCTATAATCAGCAATAATACCATCTCTTATAGCTCTTTCAATATCATAGGTAAATATAACATTTAAATTGAGTTGTTCTCTAATTTCAGCTACACTAGAATCACTTAATGTACCAGTTAAACCAAGTAACCTGCCGGATGGTACTTTAGATAACTGATTAATAGAATATAAATGAATCTCATCTAATACTACTAAGTCAAAAGTGTCCTTTGTATATTTTTTTAAAGAAGCTGTAGTGGTGTAAACAACATTAGCATCTGATTTATTCCATTTAATAAACTCTTCTTTCCAAGAATCTAAAACAGAAGTAAATGGTGCTACAACAATTGTTTTACTGTCAGGGTTAATTAAGTCAATAGCTATTTTAGTTTTTCCAACACCCATAGAAATGTGCAGTATGCCCTTTTTATGTGTGAGGAAAGCTTGTTTAGCTTGTTCATGTATTAATACTCTTTTTTCATTGTTCGTCATTTAATAATGTTTCAATATTTTTAGTATTATGTTTTTGTGTAATAGTTTCACCATTCATCCAAGGCTTAAAAGGTATACCTAACACCCATTCTTTTACTGTAGGAACAAAAGATAAATCTTCTTTGATATGATTGATAACAATATATCTAGTTTCTACTTTATTTCCATCAGAATTAGTAATGTAAGGGCCAAATATTCTTTCACAGATATAGATACCAAAAGTATTATGCAGGATAGCTCTATGTTGATAACCTACATAATGTGTTTTAGTCATATCTAGAAACTCATGAATTTCAAGGTAATCTTCAAATTTACCTCCAAATGATTTTACAGATAGTTCTGAATGTACTAATGGACTCATCGTGTAAACTGTTTTACTTCACTACTTATTAGATAATCTTCAGTTTCCGTAACTCTAATTCTAATATCTAAGTTTACCTCTCCAGTTAATAAAGAAATGTGAATATTTCCATATCCACCATCATTATTATACCAATCATAGCCTGAATTAGCTAAAATAGCATAACCTAAATCATCAAGTGAATTAGTAATTTCAGGCTCATAGCGGTAGTAATCATCATAAACCCTCTGATTTAAGATAAAATCTCCTCTAAAGGCTCTAGCACCGTTTATAGAACCAGAATCACCTGAGCCATCAAAAGATATAGATACTCCTGTGTATCCTTCAATTTTTAACTGAGTTAATACATCTCTAGTTCTTTGTTTTTGTTCATCATTCATAATTTTAAATTTATTTTTTCCAAAATTTAGCTATATATCCATCAACATCAATAGGATAACCAATAACTTCCTTAAAAGCATCAATCATACATTGTTTTTGGATATTAAACCATTGTTCTGCTTGCTCATCTTTAACTTCACATACTACAGCATCATGCAATTGAAGAACAAACTTAACATCTATGTTTTGTTTAGCTCTTTCTTCATTCATTTTAACCATAGATAGCTTAGTAATATTAGCACCAGTACCCTGAATGTATGTGTTACCACTTTGTCTTTCAATTTGAGAATATACAGCAGGGTCATCTTGTGGATTTTCAAAGAATCTAATTCTACGATATGGTGGTTTAGTTCTAATCATTAAGTTTCTTTTACCATATGTTTTTAACATATTTAAAAATCCAGTAAGCTTAGGTAATCCTTTAAAGTAAGTGCTAATAATTTCTTTAGCCTCTGTTAATGGAATATTAATAGAATCACTTAACTTTTGTGGACCACCACCATAAAGAGCTAAATAGTTTAAAGTTTTGATTTTAGTTCTCATTCCTTTATGCTCTTTACAATCGCATTTTTGCTTAGATTTCATGTACTCACAGTTTTCTTCAGCAGAGTTTACCCATTTGTCTTTATACACTGCTTCAGCTACTACAGAATGTAAATCTAATCCATTATTAAATGCTTCTACCCAAGACTCTTCACCACTTACACAACCAGCAATTACAAGTTCCATAGCAGAGTAGTCACAATCTACATAACTATAACCATCTCTAGCTATAAAACAATTTCTTACCTCATTTAAAGCAGGAAGTTGTTGCATATTAGGTGCTTCATCTTTCATACCTGAAGACACTCTACCAGTAGCAAGAATTTGCCAATAAGAGGTATGTATAGCTTTAGTTTCAGGAACTATCCACTTAAGATATTCTTTACCAAATTTGCTTATTGCAGTTTGATTTTCTTTATAGTCTAGGTAAAGAGATACTATTGGATGTTTAGTCTTGTACTTTTCAATAATCTTTTCATTAACAGAATCTACTTTAATACCAGAAGATAGTAGTACATCAAGCACTTGTTTAGGAGAAGACCATGTAATATTTGTCTTAAATCCTGGTTCAAATAAGTTTAACTGTCTATCTATAAAGTTATTGTACTTGTCTGAATTATCTAGAATGTATTCATTTAGAGCTTTCTCAAATCTATCTGCATTTCTTTCTCTATCATTAGCTTGCTCTAACCATTTATTAACATCTAGTTTCATGCCTACATATTCCATTTCAGCAAATATTCTAGAACAAGAAAACTCTAAATCAGCTACAGGCATTAAATCTAATCTCTCAAGTTCTGCTTTTTGTTTATTCATTACTTCTTCCAAAGCAATAACATCATAAGCAGCATACTTAATAACATCATCTGTTAATCCTGCCCAGTTAATTTTACCTCTTACTGATTTATCTAACTGGTACTTATCTCCACAGTATTTAGATACTATATAGTCAAGCCTAAGCTGTCTATTTTCATATCCAGTAGTTAAGATACACTCTGATAAAAAAGTATCCCAAATGTATCCTAGTTTTATTCCTTTAGCAAAGAAGAACTTATCGTCATATTTACTATTTTGAAGAATGTTAATAGCTTCAGGGTCTTCTAGTTCTTCTTTAAGGTCTAGGATATTAGCATATGTACAGTCAATAACAAATTGTGTATCAGCATTACCTATTTGAAGAGTAAAAATATACCCATCCCAACAGTTGCCAATAGTTTCTGTATCTATGCCTCTTATTTTGTTGTGTTTACACCATTCTTTTACGTCATTTATTGAACATGGTGTAGATATTTCGCTCTCTATCAAGCTGTTATTTGAAACTAAGTATATCATCGTATTTTTTTAAATGGTTGTCTAGTTTAGATTGTAAAGATATTACATCTGGGTCTTTTACCTCAAGTAATTTTCTAAAATCTACTTTATGATGATGAATACAGCTTCTAGAAATACCTAGTTTAAATTCATCAGCTATTTGCTGTTCTGTCAATCTAAAATTATGATGTAAGTAAAAAGATAAAGCTTTTTTAGCATTAACTATTGATTGCTTTCTACTTTTTAGCTTTAAATCACTTTCAGATATCTTATAATGTTTACAAATGGTAGTTATAAAGGATTTAATTCTACTTTCTTTAGACATATTCAATCCTACAACTACCCAAGGACTGATATTGTTGTTCATAATTTTAATAAAAAAGCCCCACCTAAGTAGGGCTTTTGGGCTTTAAAAATGTAAAGTTATTAGTTTACTTTTTAGTCATTTTGTAAAGGTATATATTGACTAAAAGTGTTATAATCAATAATTAAACTTAATTAACCCCCAAAACATACTAAAAGTTTTCTTGTCTTGATTAGAACCTAGTACTTGTACCTTTTCATTAGATTTTTTTCTAGATTTACGATGGTACTTATTAACTTGGTCTATATAGTTTTGATAAGTTCTAGCTAAAGCAGGATTAGGTTTAATGCTATTATTCCAAACAATTTTATTGTTTTTCTTAGCTAAAATCTCATTTTTATTAAGATAGCTAAGTAGTCTAGAATCCACTTTTACATCTCTATTTAAGTCCCTAAAAGACTTATAATATGATGTAGTTACATTATGGTGAATAGCATTAAGCTGAACAAGTTTTCTTTTTACTTTAACCTCGTTTTGCATATTTATTTGATTTTATATTTGATTAAAATTTGCCTTATTTCTTCTATAAGGTCTTCAAGAGTATCGTTATTATTAAGAATAACGTCAAATCCTTCATAGTTATCTAGTGCAGTTTCTGATAGGTGATTAGAGTGTTCAGTGCTGTCTTTTGATTTATCCCTATTAACTCTAATTACTATACCACCTCTTTCTTGTATAGCTCTTACCTCATTATCAAATCTTACGTCTGTAATTATCCACCTAGATTTCTTTTTAAACTTACTAAACAGAGCATTAACCCATATATCAGGGTGTACATATCTTGCTGCATCTGTTCCAAGTCTTTGTAAAAGTA